AAATATCTGCTCACATTCTTATGTTCGGCCGGTTTTGGGCCAGACCTCGGGCGGTCCAAACCGCCCCAGGTAGGCGGTCAGGAAAGACCGCAGCGCCTCGCAATACTGTTTGTCGCAGCGGTCGGGCAGATCGGCCTTGGCCATACCGCCAGTGGCCGACAGGACAGACCCAGTCCCGAAATCGGGATGCGCCCGCCCGAGTCTTTTGCGATATCTGTCCGCGATATCCGCCCGCCGCAGGATTTCCGCAGCCCGACGCCCCCGCGCGGATTCGTCGGTTGCAAGCAGCACCCGAACCGCATGATCCATATCCCCCGGAAACAGCGGCCGCATTACAGGGTCACCACCATGCCGCGCGGCAGCCCAGCGCCATAGGTGGCCGATACCTGCGCGACCTCGATCCGATAGTCACCTGTCACCCCGTCGCTGAGCTGCATCCATGCTTCGTAAGTAAATTCGGGCGATGGGACCTCGGTCAGCCGTTTTTGTTGCCCGTCCACGATGATCCGGATCTGATAGCGTTCGGTCTCTTCGGAAACTGGCACGTCGGTCCCTGTCCATGTGTCCCCGCCAATCCGCGTGCGCCGGATCCAGCCAAAATGATGATCGCCGCCGATGTCTGTCTTTTTCAGATGGCATGGCGACAGCGGCCTGTTGCCAATCCCCGCAAAAACTTCGGTCCGGTAGCGATAGGACGTGTCGTCGATCGGGCGCGCCGCTGGTCCAAATCGCAGATACGTCTGTGTCCCGACCGCGGCTGCCGCAAGGTTGAGTTGCTGCATCGCCGCGTCGAGCAAGACAAAATTGGACCCGACCGGCCAATCGGCCGGCATCGCGGCATCGGTCCCAGCCTGCCCCCGAAGCCGCAGGGTCAGGTCATAGGTATCGGGTGCGACCAGATCCGCGTTCGCGAATTGGAACACTTCCCAATTTCCGGTGCTGCCATCCCCGATCAGCGCAAGGTTCCGCCCCGACAGGATGCTGTCCTGCGTGGCAGAGGACAAAGCCCCCCGCACCAATTTGACGCGCAGCGCGCCGCCCCGGTCCCAAAGCCCGGAAGGTGCCGCAAAAAGCGGCGTTTGGGTAATCCCAATGACCGCAGGCCGGTCCAGCGTCAGGTTGGGGGCGTAACTATCGTCGGTGACCGAGCTATAGACAGCGACCGTTCCCGGCCAGGGCATAGCAGTCGTTGCAACATAAGGCGCATGCGGCACCTCTTCGCCGGTGACCAAAGGCAGATCTAGAAACAGCGCCTCGACCGGTGTTGGGGCCACAAAGGGCCGCAGCGCAATCTGTTCATCCTCGACCTGCGCGGGGTCATAGATGGACCGGTCGATTTGCACCGCTTCGACGGTCAGGACTTCGGTCGCCTCGATCCGGTCGATCCGGTATTCGGCCTCGCCCAAGCGGACCATATCGCCCGCCGCGATCCCAGTGGCGGACGGCGGCAGCGCGAATTCCACTGTGTCCCGGGCCTGTCGCGCCTCGGCCAGCCAACGTTCCGCGATTTGCTGCCCTTCGGCGCGGGTTAGAACCATGGGGAGTTCGGTGCGATGTTCGACCAGCGTAGCATCATCTGCAAAGGCCGCCTGAACATTGCGGGTTTCATAGTCGCCCAGCGCCTCGGTATAGCTGATCCCGACCCGTCCGGCGATTTCGGCCGAAGGGCTGCGCGTCAGGGCATAGGTGCCGTCAGGAACGGTTTCGCCTCTGGCAAAAAACTCGGGATCGAGCGGCGCCGGTTGACCGATCCCCCGTGTCCGGAACTGCAAACGCCCGTCCTGTTCCACAGCGTCGAACCCATGCGCCAGCATCAGTGGTTGCAAGGCCGCGCGTGTGCTGGTGACGTCCGAAATCATATAACCCCGCACCAGACCAAAAAGGGTCGAGGTATCGGGTGCAGCCAGCCCTGCCGCCTGACACAGGTCCGAAACGACCGACGCCAACAGCCGCGACGATGTCCGCCCGTTTAGCCAATGCCCTTTACCATAGTTGTCCGCGTCGCCCCATGTCCCACTATTGGCGGGAAAGGCGGGAAAGGGCCGTGCGTCCCATGCCCAGACATGGGCACGGGACATATCGATCATCGGATGTCCAAAGGTCTCCGACACCGGGTTGTTCGACGGGTCCGAATAATGGTCTATCACGGCCCGCAGATATTGCGCCTGGATCAGTTCATCCTGCCGCCCGTTCGATCCGTAAGGCAGCGCCGATTCCGATGACTTTACATCCAGAAATTTGTTCGGCTCGTTCGTGCCCTTGTCGACGGCCGCGCAACCAAATTCGGTAAACCAGATCGGTTTGCTTTCTGGCACCCATTCAGTCGGATAGGCCTCGGGCGTGCCACCGATGCGGTTGAAATGCCGGTTCTGCCACCAGCCCCTTAGGTCTTTGACCCGCCACATCCACGGCTCGCCATAGTGATCCTCGATTGGGGTGCGGATCTGTGCGGCCTTTGCCTCGGGTGAATGGTAATACCAGTCATAGCCTTCGCCGCCCGCGACGTTGCCCCGCAGATAGTCCAGATCATAGATCGCCCCAGCGGCTGCGTCCGCGTGATCATCGCCATCGCGCCAATCAGACAGGGGCATATAGTTGTCGATCCCGATGAACCCGATATTCGGATCGGCCCAAAGCGGATCGAGGTGGAAAATCTTGTCGCCCGTCCCCGGCGGCTGATAGCCGTGATATTCGGACCAATCGGCGGCATAGCCGATCTTGACCTCTGGCCCGAGGATTGCCGCCACATCGGCTGCAAGGGACTGGAGCGCCGCAACCGCCGGGAAACTACCCCCTGCGCCGCGAATTTGCGTCAGCCCCCGCAGTTCCGACCCGATGCAAAAGGCGGAAACCCCGCCAACGGCGGCACATAGATGGGCGTAATGCAGGATGAACCGCCGATACCCCCAATCGGTGGGGCCGGTATAGATGACTTCGGTTCCGGTGACGGCAAAATCCGCGGGGTCCGCAGTGCCGAAAAAGCTGGCAACCTCGGCCTCGGCCAAGGCGGTCTGATCGGGTGATCCGGCCTGCCCCGGTGCGATGCTGGTGGTGATGCGCCCCCGCCACGGCAAAGCGGGCTGGTTGGCATCACCGGTCCAAGGGTCAGGCAACCCATTGCCCGCCAGTTGATCCATCAGAATGAAGGGGTAAAAAACCGCCCCCACGCCACGTTCGGCAAGGGCAGTCAGCGCCTGCACGACCGACAGATCGTTCGGGGTGCCGCCATAGACGGGCTCTCCTGCCATCTGTGGAACGGTCTGTGCCGCCGCGCGGGACAGGCCAGACACCCGCCACGGCTGGCTGCCGTCGGTGCCTGTCTGTTCGACTTTGGGTTCAATCGTGCAAGTCCCGCACCGCAGGTCGTTGCCAAACCACGACACAACCATCGACACCGAATTCAGGTTTGGCAGTTCTTCGACGAGCGCATCAAGGGAAACCAGAAAATCGGGCTGCGCGGTCGGGGTATGGATATTGACGGTCTCTGTCTGGCCAAAACCCTTGGACATGGTGACATGCGTAGTGGCCAATGTGTATTCGCCCGAACCCGGGATCAGGGCCACCGCACGGATCTTGTCGGCGATGTCGTGTTTATCTGCGCCGCTATTGGCCGCGCTTACCACCTCGACCGAAAATTGCGGGACCCGATTGCCGAAGAGCGACAGGTCCAGATCCTCGATCACCATATAGGCAAGGCCGCGATGGGCCGGAACGGCGCCGCTGCCTTCGACCGCTTCGATCTTGGGATCGGGGAGTTGGTCGTCAGAGCCGTCATAGACCCGCAGCGACAGGGTATCCTTGGACAGTTCGACCCCATCGGCCCAGATCCGCCCGACGCGGGTAATACGCCCCTGACACAAGGCAAGCGCAAGACTAACCGTATAGGAATAAGAGGTGCTGCGCGGGCGGGGGCTGCCTTTGCCACCGGTTGTCGTCGAATTTTCGACAAAACGGGTGGCCCAGATGATCTGCCCCCCAACCCGCATCCGGCCAAAGACACGCGGCACCGCTGCGCCTTCGCTGGCGCCCGTCAGCCGGAACCTGTCGATCCGCCCGGTTTCCACAGCGTTACTGCCCGACCCAAGCAAACGCTGGTCGATCACCTGCCCCAATGTCGCGCCTGCCGCACGACCGATCACCGCCGAAGAAAGCCCGAGAACGGACCCACCGACGGAGCCGCCGACCGCCATGCCGACTGCAGATAGAACGATAGTTGCCATGGCGAACCTCTTTTATGGAAATGCGAAACGGGCCACCAAACGGCGGGCCCAAGGAAGCGTGAGTGAGTTTTCGACGACCGCGTGCCCGGAATAGGCGTGGATGAAACTGGCGTCCGCCCCGACACGCCCCTGTATCCCCAGATGCTTTGCCACCATCCCGTCGCGCATCCGGAACACGATCAGATCGCCTATGGCCGCCTCAACGACGGGTTTGGCACGCAGATGCCTGCGGGCC